TCTGCAAAACCGCAAGCGGATTCCCGTCTTCGCTTACGTGAAGGTCAGCTCGCAGGTGTTGCGGCAGTCGAGCATCGGACTGCCGTGGCACGGGCGAGACGAGAGGAACCGGCTGGCGGCCGCCGCCTCGGCGACCTTCAATGCCAGCAGCCCCGTGGCATCGGTCTGGGCCTTGATGGCGGCCGTGCCCGAGCCGGAGATGATCGTGCCCTCGGCGCCCGCGCCGGCCGCTATGGTGGCCGTGCCCGAGTCGGCGCCGTACTCCGTGTCCGCCACGTGGATCTCGAGGACCAGCTCCTCGGCGAGGTTCTCGCCCTTGGCGTCGACGAGTTGGAGGTCCACCTCGATCTCGTTGCCGGCCTCCGCGCCGGGCGTGCCCCAGGTCGGCTTGACGAAGCGGTCGGCCAGTGCGTCGGCCAGTTCCTCGACGTCGACCGCGTCGTCGGCCATCGCGGCGTGGTTGACGCTGCCCTCTATGGGCTGGCCGTCGATCTGGGACTGGAGGTCGGCCAGTATCTGGTCGATGTGCTGCTCCGACGCCGCCTCGAAGATCGACGTGTCCCGGCGGAGCGCCTGCTGTTCCGTGTCGTTGAGCGCTATTCCCATCTTTCACCTCTTCAATCCGCGCGGAGACCGCTCGCGGTTTCGCAATCGATTCGGTTCCGCTTGCGGTTTCGCAATCGACTCCGCGCGTCCTGAGTTTGCGAAACCGCAAGCGACTGTTTCACCTACGTCCGGTTGACCCAGGCGTCGGCGGTGATCGAGGGCGTCGTGCCCGCCAGCGTCAGGTACAGGCGGAGATACCGCCGGCTGACGCCCACCACCTTGTGGATCAGCCCCGTGGCCGTCACGGAGAGCTGAAGGCCCGTGTCCGACCAGTTGCTGTTGTCGTATGACTCCTGGAGCTTGACGCTGTACGTCTCGTTGCCGGTGACAGTGTCCAGGGCCGTGACGTTCATCTCCACGGCCAGGGGCTGGGCCGGCGACGGCGCGAAGTTCTCGCCCAGGTCCACCACGTCGGAGGCGCCCGTCCCCTCCTTCGTCGCCTCGTCCATCAGCTGGAGGTTGGCGTCCAGTGGTCCGGGAAACGACCCGATTCCGTACGAAGTTTCCATTGGTATTCTCCTCTTCGTTCGTTCTCTTCAGTGAACCGCTTTGGTGAATCCGCTCGCGGTTTCGCGGACTTCGGGGCGGCAGCCGCCGCCCAGACCTTTGCGAAACCGACAAGCGGCTTCTCACTCTGCTAAACCGCAAGCGGAAGACCGACCCTACGGGGAAACGCCTTCCTTGATGCCCGCGTAGCGGACGGCGCATCGCGGATGGAACAGGCACAGTCCCACGCGGCCCTCGACGAGCGTCTTGTCCTGCGTGCCGACGCGGCCCTGGTCCTCGACCTCGAAGAGGCCCAGTTCGGCCGCCTTGCGGGCCAGGCCCTGGAGCATCTCCTCGTCCACCGACCCGCCGAAGCGGACGCAGTAGATCGAGCCGGTGACGTGGCTGCTGCCGCGCGTCTCGTCGAATGCGAGGATCTCGTTGCCGTCCTCGTCCTCGCCGACGATGAGGATGGGCACGTCGTCGTAGGCCTTGGGCTTCAGCTCGCCCTCCCACTCGGCCATCGTCATGCCGGTGGCGCCGTGGGCGCGGATGTTGGCACCGAGGGTCCGCCGCATGGCCGCCGACATCAGGAGCCGCTTCTGCGAGGCCTCGCCGGGGACGCGGTCGATCCGCTCGGAGAGGACCTCCAGGTCGATGTAGTCCCCGTTGGCCCCGGCATAGACGACGTTGGGGCCGGTCAGCCGCTTGTTGAGGCCGTCGAACTGCTTGGGGTCGGTGGTCGTGTTGCCGTCGAAGAACATCCGCGTGAAGAACCGCGAGGCGGCCTTGACCTTCATGGCGATCTTCGACGCCTTGTAGGACTGGTTGCCCGCGAACTGACGGTCCAGGGGGACCATGCCGCCCATGATGACCGTCCCCTCGGTGGCGGGGTTGACCACGCCGACGCCCAGGGCGCTGCCGGAGTACTCCTCTCCGACGGCCCGGAAGGCCACCCCGCCGAGCGAGGCCTCCCGGTTGTAGTCGTAGTGCATACGTTCGGCCAGGTCGATGAAGTTCATCGCCCGAATCAGGGCCGACTCGCCCACGAAGATCTCGACCACGCCCTGGTGCTTGAGGTTCGGCACCATCGCGACGTAGTCCACCAGTGTCGATGCCATTTGCGTGCTCCTTGTCTCGTTCGCTCGCGGCTCGGGGGCCGGCCACGCGCCGGTCCGCCCCGTCGCGATGATGTTCTTCTCCCGCTTGCGGTTTCGCTTTCCCGTTCCGCTTGCGGTTTCACAAAGTCTCCTGGCGTTGCCGCCGCCCAGGCCTTTGCGAAACCGCCAAGCGGAGTCTCACGTTTGCGAAACCGCGAGCGGCGTCTACGTCTTCGCTTCTGAAGCGATCCCGGCCTCGATCTTCTGGACCGGGTTCATCTTGCTCGTGTCCGGCCCGGCCGCCCCCGGCGCGCCGGCGGTCGCGGGCTTCGACCCGGCGTCGGGCACCTGGACGCCGGCCGCCTTCATGTCATCCGCGAACTGCTTGCGGATTGCCTGCTCGGCCTTGGCCAGCGACGCCTCGTCGTCGGTGATGGGGAGCTTGTCCCGGTAGACCGCCGGCAGGTCCTTGAGCTTCTCGGCGGCGAACTTGTCCCGCGCGGCGGTGAGCTTCGCGTCCGCGTCGGCCTTCTTGCCCTTGGCCGCGTCCGCGTCGTCGCGGGCCTTGAGGGCGTCGGCGACGATGGCCTTGACGGCCTCCGCCGTTATGTCCCGGCCGTTGCCGCCGCTTCCGTCGCCGGCGGCCTTGGCGGCGGCGGTCTTGGCCGCGCCCTCCAGCTCGCCGACCTTGGCCGTGACCGGCTCCATCGCCTTGGCCACGACCGCCTCGGCGGTCTTCTCGAGGGCCTTCACCAGCTCGGTCTGGGCGGCCTTGATCTGTTCCGCGACGGCCGCCGCAATCGCGTCTTTCGTGTCCTGGTCCATGTTTTTTCCTTCCCGTGTCAGTCGCTTGCGGTTTCGCAAACGCTTGCTAAACCGCGAGCGGATGCTCGTCGTTATCCTGTTCCATGCGCTCACTACGCCGTCCTCGTCCTGTAGCGCCTGATCGCGTTGTGGACCTCGCCCTTGCGGTTGAAGAGCGACTGCGCCTCGGCCGCGTCCGTCGTGACGAACCGCTCGTCGCTCAGCCCGGCGTGCCGCTTCTCGGCGTCCGTGGCGAAGCGCTCGGAGTAGAGCGCCGTCGACTTGGAGCAGTTCGGGTGGAAGGGCGGCCCGCCGCCGGGCAGATCTCTCAGCGCCGGGTAGCGCCCGTTGCCGCCGGTGATGGAGAAGACCCGGCCCAGGTACGCCGTGCAGAAGTTCGTGCTGACCCGCCCGACGATCACGACCAGGTCGAAGCCGTTGCCCACCAGCCGCTCGTGACGGGCGTGGACCGTCGCCTCGCGGGTCCTTGTCCTGACGAGCATCTCGGCGTACGCCCGCACCGTCATCTGCGCCTTGCCGACCTGGATGACCTGGCTGCCGGCGGCGCGGTAGTCGTCGATCTGCTGCTCGTTCAGGACTCCTCTCATCTGGCGGACCGTGCCCCGGACGTCGCCCGTGATCGCGCCCTGGGCCACGACCTTGGAGATCTCCGAGTCGGGCGCGATCGCCTGTGCCGTCGCGCGGAGGAAACGCTTGGCGGCCTTGGCCTGCCGGCTCAGCGCCGAATCCAGGCTGACCGCCATGTCGGCCGCGATCACGGCCACCGTCCTGCGGTCGACCTGTGAGAAGCCGCCCTTGACGGGCATCTCGGAGTCGCTCACGCCCGCCTTGCGGAGCTGCTGCATCGCCGTTGCAAGGCCGTTGTTGTAGGCCGCCCCGAGGTTCCTGGACGCCCAGCCGGCGGTGACGCCCTTGACGCGGGCGACCGTCTCGTCGATCTGTCGGACCAGGTCGGCGGCGCGTGCGTTGCGGAACTGGCGCGCGTTGAAGGTCGCCCCCGTGGGGTTGGTCACCGCGCGGCTGATACGGTCGGCTGCCGTCTGATACAGGTCCGCCAGGTACTTCTCGGCGGTGGCGGGTATTCCATCAGCGAAGGTTCGCGCCATGGTGATCTCTTCCGCTTGCGGTTTCGCAAAGTCGGGACGCGCGGAGTCGATTGCGAAACCGCAAGCGACAATCAAAACCGCGATCCGGGTCGCGCGTCTCACGTCCGCTCTCCTTCGGTCCCCGTGACGTTGGGGAGTTGGCGTTCCGTGAGGTTCATCAGCTCGTTGCGCCGGGCCTTGTCCTCCTCGTCCAGCCGCTCGTTGATCTGCTCGGCGCGCTGCGGCCCGTGGACCTCCTCGACGGCCGTCCGGCGGTCGACCAGGCCGGCGGCCTTCTGGCCGGCGACGACGTCGGTGGTCTCGCTCTCGTCGAGGGGGATGCCGTCGTGCCACTGCACGGCGACCTCGTCGTAGTCGTAGCGGCGGCCGGGCGTGGCGTTGTCGAGCTTGGCCGCGCGGCGGTAGAGGTCGCGGACGAACCGGTGCCAGTAGAGCTTCTTGCGCCCGACCTTGGCGAGCGTGTTGAAGGCCTCCAGGCGGAGCTTCTTGTAGGCGTCGGGGGCGGCCCCCTCGCGCAGTCCCAGCAGCGACGGCGACATCTCGATGATGACGAGCAGCCACTTCAGCCACAGCTCAATCATCTTGATCGC